GATTTACAATGTAAAAAAGAGAATTACTAAATGTGAACTAAATGAAGAAATTTACAATATGGTAGATGATTTTGATTTAGAAAAAGAGCTAGATTGGAACGAATTTAGAATTAAAGCAGAATCTGAAGTTAACAACTGGGACTGGTACGATAAAAAACTATTTTCTATTTACAGAGATACAGATATTAGTATAAGAGGACTTGCAAAAGAAACAGGTATAAGTTTTGTGAGTATATTCCACTCACTAAAAAAGCATAAAGAAAAACTAAAAGAACTACTAAAAGAAGATTACGATAACTTAAAACTATGACTTGGAAACAATTTTATAAATGGTTAAAAGATAATAATTATGATATTGTTAGAAATCATAATATATTTAGATATGATATGTTTATTACTTCATTTGATCCATTAGAAGATTGTGATAGTGGTGAAATAGAAGAAACCATAGAAAGAATAAAAGAAATAGATATTTTTAATTTTAAATAAATAATTATGGCAAAAAGAAGATCAAAAGGACTAGGTGATACTGTAGAGCAAATTACAGAAGCTACAGGTATTAAAGCAGTAGTAGAAGCAGTATCAAAAGCTACAGGAATAGATTGTGGTTGTGAAGGTAGAAAAGAAGTGTTAAATAAGCTTTGGAGTTATAGAAAACCAAACTGCTTAATACAAGAAGATATAGATTTTTTACTACCTTACTTTGAATTTAAAAAAGAAACTTTAACTCCTAAAGAACAATGGAGAATTAAAGATATTTATAAAGCTGTATTTAATGAAGTAATACAAGATAGTAATTGTGCTAGTTGTTGGAGAGATACACTTAACGATTTAAGAAAAGTTTACCAAACTCAGCAAGATGCATAGTTGGAAAGAACAAGATCTATTTCTTTGGCTAAAAGAAAATATCTATAAGGACTTGGTTAAATCTAAAAACCAAATGTCTAGATGGGATTGCTACTCACCACAATTCAAACATAGAATAGAATTGAAGTGTAGAACTGCACACTATGATAATATGCTTTTAGAAAAGAAGAAATATGATGCTATGTTATCAGAATGTGAAAAGCATTTAGATATTCCAATTTATATTAATTCTACTCCAAGAGGTGTTTATTTTTGGAATTTACTAAAGGTAAAACCTGATTGGGAAACTAACTACAAAAACCCTGCTTCTACACATTTTAGTTTACGCTACAAAGTATCTAAAGAAGTAACTTATTTAAAAATTAACTCAGAAAACATTTTAAAAGAAATATGAATATAATACAACTAGAATACTTAAAGTCAATTATCTTAGGACAGCTACTATTAGAAGCTAACGATAATTTAAAAACAACTACACAATACAGGCAAAGTTTAAAGAATAGAATCAACTCTTTAAACAAAGACCTTGAAAGTATAGTAAGTGAAGAATATGTTAAGATGCATAAATCAGAACCTGAAATGCTTTTAAACATAGAAAGAAAGATAGAAAGTTTAGTACACAAATTAGCAACTAAAACTATTGATGAATTAGTAATGTTAGAAACTATTATAGAAAAGTACGAAACTAATAAAGAATGGTTTTTAGAATACGCTGAATCTGAATTTTTAAGAATAGACTAATGGCAACGGTAGATATGAGAGCAACACAATTACATTACGAAAATAATAAAGGCTATGATGTAATAGATTTTATCAAAGATTATAACTTAAACTTCAATAGAGGTAATGTAGTTAAATACCTAGCAAGAGCTGGAAAGAAAGATAACGAACTACAAGACTTAAGAAAAGCTTTAGATTATTTGCAAAGAGAAATAGAACACTATGAGCAGTTACAAACACAATGGATAGAAAACAATAAATAAATATATTATGCCAATTACCAAAACCTACAGTTAATTCTTCAGTAGTTACATACTTGCTTATCTTTTCTCCTGCTAGTAATTGTATTGCAGCACTATACTTTTCCATTAAATCCTTATCGTAATCTTTAATATCGTTAAATACATTAATTCCGTGTAGTACTGTAGCGTGGTTTTTATCTAAAGTATCTCCTATCTCTTGTAATGAATAACCTCTATCTCTTAATAGCTTATAGTAAATCATTCTGGCTTCTATAAACTCATACTTTCTTGTTTTAGTTGTTATATCTACTCCTGTTACTTTTTGTATTGTATTTAATATCTTAGTTTTTATTTCTTCTTTAATCATAATCCTTTTTCTTTTTTAAATATTTCTAATATATTATCCATAGTTCCTTTTATATAAGGAACATCTGCCTTTAAACAAATCCACTCTGCAAATCTAATAGCAAATTCATCTGCTATTTTTACACAATCATCTACAGCATTTGGTTTTAATTCGTCATACTTCAAAAAACCTATTTGGTTTTCAAACATTATCTCTACATTCTCAAACTTTTCTTTTAGCGTCATAATATTTCTATTTTTAATTTTATGTTTAGTTTCTTGCAGAACTTTTCTAATTGATCTAATGTTAAATCTTTATCTCCGTTTAACCATTGTGATATATTAGAATAGCTTGTTTTATATCCTAGCATCTTACTAAACTCTGTTCTTGTACAATCTTTATCTTGGTATATTTGCCATAGTATCTCGTTTGCTATTTTCATAAGTTTATTTGCTGCTTTTGTGTTGAACAACTTAATTTATGTACTCCATTATATTGATGGCATTTATTACAATATTCTAAGTACTTGTTACATTCATTATTTTTTACAGGTGGAGTTACAAAATAAGCTTGCCTATATTCGTTAGGTATTGCAGTAAACCTATAGCAAGTATCTTTTAAGTTACATTTATCTCCAGTACACATTGTTATATCAGGCATAATTATTTGGTATTGTTTTTAAATAATTTAAAATATATTCTTCTAAAAAATATTCATCACAAATTAAAAAATTTACTCTTTGTCTATCTTTATATTTAGAAATTATTTTCATTGTTTTTTTACCACCTAACTCACTTTTTATTATTGATATTATTTTAATATCCATATCTTATTTCTTTTTAAATCTTAATCTTATTTTACTTCCTAATTCTTTTGCAAATACAGTTAAAGTTATAAAAGATACCATTTCAACAGCTCGATAAATACCAGCACAAACTTCGTAATCTTCTACAGCTTCATACTCTGTAATAATTTCTCTTAGTTCATCTATTGTAGATCCGTTTTCAAGTTCATACAAAGCTATTTTAAAGTGTTCTTCTATTCTTTCTTTATCCATTACAAAATTCCTCTTAATACATATTGATCCAGGTCTACTCCTTCAGTTTGAAAGAAGTATTTATAGTTGCTAATACCTTGCTTAAACTTTTCTTCTCCTTTAGCGTAAAATTCATCACTACATTCAAATATAGCTATATCTAAACTTCCTTTGTCTATTGCAATAAACACAAAGTTATCTACACCAAACATTTCTTTATACAACCAAGCTTGTAAATCGTAACTATATTTATCTGCTGAGTATCTAAAATCTTTTATACCTGTAGTAGTTTTTAAATCTATAACAGTATTGCCTTTTAATATATCTGCTTTTGCTCTAATTGGTATACCATCTATCATAGCTATTTGTGGTACTTCAAATTCTGCTTTAGTTAAGTATTCTTTTACTGCTTCGTTTCTAAACAAAGCGTCTGTTAATCTTTCTGCTGCTTTTAGTTCGCTATTAGTGTAAACTTCTTTTCCTGTTTCTTTAGCTAATTTATACTCTTTACTTGCTTTTGTTGCAGCTTCCACAAAAATCATATCATCTAATTTGTTTGGCTCTAATACCATTGTATGGAATAGTTTACCATCTCTTAAAGCTTGTGTTTCTCCTGATCCATATTTAGTAGTAAAGTAATAAGTTTTAGGAGAAGATAATAAAGTTTTAATACTTGAACTACTTAAAGCGTTTTGCCCTAAGTAACCATAGTAAAAACTATCATCGTACATATTATCTAATATTTCTTCTTTATCCCAGTGTTTACCATCAAATGTAGTTATCATATTATCTTATTTTAATGTTATTTAATAATTCTTCTGTTTCGTCCATTTGCAAAGCGTTTCTAATTTCTTGGGCGTACATATCACTCAAGTCAAATTCTTTGCTTAAAGCTGAAATAACGTCGGTTAAATTAGCTATCAAGTAAACATCTTCTCTAGCTTGTGATAAAGCTAATAATTTTTCTAGTTTTAAAATAATTTCTT